CTATAGCTTTCTTATATTCCAACCACAACTCATCTTTAGTCACTATTCTTTGTTTCATTATTTTCCCCGATTTTTCAAAACAGCCGAACTATCCATCGCTGCAATCACGCAATCTACACAAATATACCTTGTATTTATATCATCTGTTTCCCTGCCCGAGTCACCCCCTCCTTGGAATCTAATCATTCCATATTTATTAGTATTTAATCTTCTGTGGCAATAGCTACAGGTTTGATATTTTTGATATCTTTCTTCATTCATTATTCTCCCCCACTGGCATACCTTTTAACAAGTTCTGGATTTTCATCCATAAACTTTTTCACACCGGCATGTCCTTCTTTTTCAGATAAATTAACTATCGTAAGGTGATACATCATTCTTTTGTAATATTTTTTCCCGTAGAATATTCTAATATAATTCCATCCTGCGTAAGCAACCGCTAAGGTAAGAATTAATATAAGTATTTTACACCACAATGGTATTGTCATCTCATTACCCCTCTCTCATCTCACGATACTGCCCGAGTCTATCCCAATTCATAGAATCCATCTGTTGCTTATCAAATTCCTCTTTAGCGATACCATCTGTATCTTTCCGCAGTACATCCATACAGAATGCTGTGAAGATAAACTTCTTTTTCTTATGCGCACACCTTGTATAGCCATACTCTAGCATTTCATACAGCTCCTCGCTATCAGCTTGCCTGAATGATGTCCACGGTATAGGAGAATAGCCGCCATCTCTTGAACCATCTTCATTGTACGCCAGTTTATTCCATCCATTCCCCAACCCATTAGGGGTCTCAAACCCAGAGTCAACGAGGCTCTTCTTTGTGCTTATGCCGTGATGCTCTGGAGTAACTCTCCTTGTTTTAAACTTATCGTCACCAAAATCTCTACCAAAACTATGGCTTCTCTCTATCAAATTAGCATGCGCCCCCTCACAAGAACCAGAACAGGTCATAGCCTTGCTAATATCAGTTAAATCCTCGACCCCTTCCCATAGCTTTAAATGATAATCGGCTATCATCCCCAATTTATCTTTATTATTTCTGCAATCCGGCTCATTGATAAATTCAAATGATGACTTATATGAGGCTCCACGCACATATTTCTGCATATACATAAAATCCCGCATTAAATCTATCGTTTCTATAATTGAACCATCGCTCCATTCACCCTCTATTTCAGACCTATTCCATTTAGCCCTGAAAATATCTCGGTTATATCTTGCCAAGCGATAGGTGGGCATATGGTGGATTCCCCAGTATTTACAAGCTCTCTCTAGTATTTCAGCAACATTCCACCAGGTCTTATTTGGGATACTAAAATCTATTTTTCCCTTTATAATTTCCCAGGGTAAAGCATCCATAATATATTTCTCGCTTTTAGCTCTTGAACCATTGATAAGAAATGTACGTAAATACTTAGCTCCAGAGATACGTGTTCTTCTGGCTAACTCATACGCTTGTTGCCTAACCATATTGGGGTACTCATCTATATTCCTATACATCCAACCAATAAGACTCATATAGTTAATACGATACTCATCGAAAACACGCATATCAAGTATCTCTTTCCTGCCTGGAAAATAAGGTTTCCAATCCCCTGGTTCCTCTTTTATTGGAAAGATAAGTTCTGCTATATCCTGGTTGCAATCTTTCCGTAAATGGTTAGTATCCTCCCCCCTCGCCCAACGCTTAGTTAGCCACCCAGATTCGTTAAGTAAGTTTGCTAACCTATCTGTTTTACTCACTCGAGCCCCCTAAAATCCTTTTTAATCGCATCAAAAAACTCTCTACTAGCAGGGGTATCCTTATATTCCCAGGAATACTGTAGGATAAACATAGAAGCCTCTCTGTCTCGTATCCATTTCTTAGAAGCGTACCCTATCTTAAATTTCCTCCGATACTTGTAAATATACTCCACAAGCCAATCTTTATAACTATCTTCTTCTTCTATAGTCCAGGTATATGCCCCATGAGGGAAAGCCCACTTGTCATCTTCTTTTATTAGCTCCACATTCTCAAGTTTTGCCCCCACTCGCTTACATAATTCTATAAATAACCTACGGTAGTGGGGTCTCTCATCCTTTAAAAATTCTTTTAGGTTCATTTTATTACCCCCATGTCCTATGCTTCTCAGCGATAGTCTCCCACCCATCATATTCTTCTATTACCCAATCAACTCCATCTGGGATAGAAACAACCTTCAATTCTGCATAATCGTCAGAGGCAATATCACTTCCAAGCTCCTCTATAGCAAAAATAAGCATCGGGTCATCTCTTTCGGGGTCGTCTATATAAAACTCTTCAACCCCTGGTTCAGCCCATTTTTCAAACATATCCTCAACAAATGGATGGTTGCGTTCTGCTAAATAAAAGAATGTATCCCATGAGATACCAAAACCACCATAACCACCATTAATAACTATCTTCATTATTACCTCCTTTCCAACAATGTTGGAATTTAATGGGTTACTTCTTTCTTCCCACTCGGGCTATCAAGCTCATCAACTATGTCCAACACGTTGGATTTCTTAACCTTCATATTATCTTCCTGTATACGTTTACCCAACTTGAATATATCTTCCCATCTCTTAGTCATAAACTCGAGTAGTTCCTTTACAGGGGCTTCACCTTCTTTCCCTGCTGAATCCATTAGGATATAGGCTACGTAGCCCCCAACAGATAATGTAAAGAAAAGTGAAGCAAGCTCTTTCGGTAGAGGTATCTCCATAGCTATTGACCTCATTAAAGAGTCAAGTATAACATAGGAAGAAACCTTCCATTTTTTGTCCGTTAATATCTCCTTCACAATCTTAGCGTCTAGCGAGGGATACTCCTCTGCTAACATCACTAGATTATGTTCCTCAATGTCCTTGTTTTTCATTTTAGCCATTGATGCCTCCTTGTTTCATTTTACCTATCATACCACAAACGGCTCTCTTTGTCAAGTTTTATTTTTAATTAAATTTTCGTTATCTGGTAAGTCCCTCATAATAGCCATAACCTCAAACTCACTAATAGGTCTGAAGCCATTGACATCAACACCTACGTCCCACATCTTACCACCTGGTATAACCCCTCCATGAGCATGTCCATGTAGGTGGTATGAGCCCCAGTGAGAGGCGTTCCAGGTACGCATAGGGTAGTGACATAGCATACACTTGACCCCATTATGGAGCTTGACAGTATGTAGGTCTTTGACACAGTGAAAGAGATGCTCATGCTTCTTCACGTACTTATCATGGTTGCCCCTAATGAGGGTGATACACCCGTTAAGAGACTTAATGATTTTATCAAGGGGCGTCCCGCCACCCCTAACTTTATATCCGAAGTCCCCTAGGTGAAAAACCTGGTCTCCTCTCTTAACGGTTTTGTTCCACATATCAATCATATAAGTGTTCATTTCCCATACGTTCTTAAAAGAACGTGTATCTTTCATAAGACCCTCGTGGTTGAAGTGAGTATCAGCAATAAAGTATTTCATAGTATATACACTATACCACAAGTAGCTCTTACTGTCAAGTCTTTTCTTTAAGTTCTTTATAATTAATATATATATATTATATAAGTCTCTTTCTTAGTTTCTTTGGTTTAATATACTAAGAACTTTAAACCTTTAGCGTGTGTAGCGCATGTGCGTGTGGGGTCACCCCAGGAGAAAACATTCCAACACTGTTGGAAAGACTTGTTGGAAGTTGTTGGAAAATGATTTATTTAAAATAATCCTTGACAAGCAGAACTATGTATGGTATGATGCTTATCATGGAGGTAACAATGAAAGTAACTAAAGACGTTTTAGATGACCTTTGGAAACTAAGAGATGAGTATATGTTCATCCACGATGGTGACGACTCTCTCTATGCTTTCCTAACTTACTTATCCCTAAGTGACAAGGAAGCAAGGGCTGGAGTAGAAAAAGAAGTAACGGAATCCGATATGCTAGAAAACGATTTTGTTAAACTATTTTAAAATAATCCTTGACATTTAGAGGCAGGTGTGGTATGATGGGTAAAGAATGAATAATGAGTGTGAGGCGTGAGAGTGGATTTCTCTTTGCGTCTTAACATAAGGCTAGGATATAACGGGTGGGCGTGACCCTCTTTAATCAGGAGGCGAAACCCGCCCACCCTAGCCATAAGCAATAAAGAATAAGGAGGCTTAGATGAGTAAAAAAGTTGGTCGCCCCAGAGAGGGCGGAAGTAAAAGTACAGATGCCTACCAGGCTCGGAAGGCTTGGGAGGAACATTGGGGTAAGAAAATTCCAGATGGGTATGTAATAGCTCACAAGAACGATAACCCCACAGATAACTCTATAGGTAATCTGAGGTTAATGACCAGGGAGGCTCACAATTCCCTCACTAAGAAGGGGAAGACCCATGCCGAACAGGTTAAGGGTGTAAAAAATAAACCCAATAAGGGCTCAGAAGATGGAGTCCAGAAACGGTTTAGGAGAGAGAAATGATAGATTTCTTATCAAGTATTGCTTTATTTTTCGCAACCCTCGCTTTAACCATTGTTGCGATAGGGATGTGCGGGGCTCTATTGTGGCTTATAATTATAGGAATAAAAGAGGCTATTCGCTCATTTAAGGAATAGTTATGGAGCTTGGAGAAGCAATCTATAAAACATCGGAGGTGTTTGGTATGTTAAAATTTGAAGCAAAAATCTTAGGTATTACAGAAGCAATCTCTAGGGGTGGAAAGTCTTATTATAAGATATTAGTCACTCCTAAAGGTGGAGAGGGAAAAGACCCATATACGTTATACGGGTGGGGAGCCTCTAAGGTGGAAAATCTTAATGTCGGAGAAACATTTCTTTTCACCGCAGAAGAGAATAACGGCTATATGAACATAGAGTCGTCAGAAAAGATTATAGACGTAAATGAGCCATTTCCAGAAGGTGAGGAACCAACTTTAACCGGAAGTGACCCAGAAGTGACTTTATCTGAGTTACCACGTCCACCCAAAAAAGCTATAGAGGGGTCTCCTCGGGCTGGAGGAAGGAATACGAAAAAGGATTTTCCTGACTCATGGGGGAATACAGGACAGAAACAGAGGATGTCTGCATTAAAGACTGCTTGTAGTTGGTATGTGTTCGGTCACTTAGGTGATAGTCAGGGTATTCAAGACCAGATTGATATTGTAAAAGACATAGCTAATGATTTTTCTGCGTACATAGAAAGAGGAGTATGAAATGGCTGGGCTGAAGGGATTAATTTGTCCGCATAACGGAGAGCATGTTGATTTTAGCTACTGTATAAATCACTGTTCAGAAAAGTGCCACCCATTACCGTTGTTAATTGCGCTCAATAGTACCAGACCAGTGGTGGATAAGGTGTACTCTGTCACAGAAATACTGAATCCACCCCAGGTGGTGTACCTTAAGAGAAACAATGACTATTATGCTACATTCGATAGCCTTATCTGGATGACAATGGGGACAGCGTGGCATAAAATACCGGAGAATGCTAAGTGGGTGTTAGATAAGATGGGCTTAGGTGAAATGAATAGGATAGAGGAGGGATTCTCTGTTAAGATAGGTGAGTACACCCTTACTGGTAAACTTGACTACTATGATGCAATTACAAAAACCCTATGGGATTACAAAACAATGAAGGTCTACCCTGTAAAGAAATTAAAGGCAGGGGACTTCAGCGACTCAACATACAAAGACCAGTTGAATATGTATAGGGCATATAAATTCCCAGAAGCCACGAGCCTTAAGATAGAAGCCATCATAAAGGATTGGTCTACTGCTACCCAACATAGAGATGGGGTAAATCCAGTTGAGACTATCGATGTGCCAATTATGAACATAGAAAGTGTCAAGAATATGGCAGAGGGACTAGTTATTGAGCATGGAGAAAACCAGAAAGACCCATCAAAAATAACACCTTGCAGAGTGCCGGAAGATACATGGTATAATGAGAACCCAAGGAGCCAGAATTATAAGGTTCACTTGAGGTGTAGGGACTATTGTCCGGTAAATTATCTCTGCCCTCAATTTAAGGAGATAAAATGATTGAAATAGAAAGTTTTTGTGATAAATGTGATAGAACTATAGAGGGCGTGGAAGATATTTATTGTAGAGTATGTTATAATGAAGCACTCAAAAATGCAGAGGAGTTAAAAAAAAATGTTTCTAGGTTAGAGGGTGAGATTGACAACCTAGATATTCAGGTGGGAGATTTGCTAGAGGAAATAGAAATATTAAAGGAGAAGAAATGATTGATTTAGATATTAATTGTGACAACTGTGGCGCTACAATAACGGAAGGAAGTACAGTTTTCTGTTTCGATTGTTTTGATACTTTGCGAGAAAGAATAAGTAATCTAGAAGAAATGTTAGCAAACGCAGAAGAGGAAATAGAAGGGTTAAAGGAAAATACACCAGAACCAGAAGCGCAAATAATGAAATGAGTTACAAAAGAAAATCAGATATCCTACTCAAGCCAAGGGAGATGGATAAATTCTGCAAGAGAATGGACAGAGACTTTGGTTGCAAGAAAGCCTTTGGTTGTAACCTGGTCTGCCCCTTATGGCTTGCCCGTGAAGTTGAATGGCTAATGAATAACAAGGGGGTCACTATGAAGGAAGCCTATCGCTCCACCGTAAGGTCATATGTTGGAACAGAGGAAGAGAAGAGACAGATACTGTTAGATGCCGTTGAGGGTAACAATATATATCCAGAGAAGGATAGGCAAGAAATAATAGAGGCAATATTAAAGGAAAGTGAGGAGGAAGGGAATGAAAAAGCATAGAAAAGTGATAACACACGCTGAAAAAAAGATAACAGAGGAAGAGTTCTTAGAAAAGATAAGAAAACTTTGGAATCTAAATCCAGACCTTACGTTTGGTCAACTTATAGGCAACGCTTTTCCCCATAGTTTATATTGGGCTAATGATAAAGATTTAATTAAAGCATTAGAGTTTACATATGGGGTGAAGTTGTGAGTAAAGTATTAAAAATGACCGCTTTAGAAACTCGAGAGGCTACGGATGAGGAACGGAAAGGAAACATAGCCTTTGGTATTTTCCAGGAGCTCGTCCATAGGAAGAAGGATATTGCATTTAATATGCTAAGAACTGGTGAGCTATTTAAAAAGATAAAAGACGAAGAGCTGTATGGGTTTTTTGATTGCGATACCTTTGCTGAATTCTATGGTATGCCGGAACTTAGGTATAGCAGAGCAACAGTATATTTATACATGGGAATTTATGAGTTATATATTATGCAGTTGGGGATAAAACCAGAGATAATCAGCGACATAGGTATAGGTGAGCTAAATGTTATCCATTCGGTAGTCAATAGCAACCCAGAAGACGTAACAGACTGGTTACATAAGGCAAAACACCTCAGCAGGAAAGACCTGAGGGATGAAGTCAGACTTAAACAAGGAAAGGAACCCTTAGAAATACCAGGGAGGTCTGAGGTGTGGGAAACCACCCCGCCTCCCATTGTTCCTGATGAGTACCTGGAGTGGGTAAGAAAGCAGAGGTGTTGTGTGTGTAATGCTAAGAAGTCTGACCCTCACCACTTTCCTAGGACAAGAGGGGCTGGTGGGGAGAGTGTTAAGAACCATGCCATACCTTTGTGCTTGAAATGTCATGGCGAGTTTCATTCCAACCCGTTGGAATTTTGGCACGAGAATAAGAATAACATTATGAAGTATTTTTGGAGAATAGTTTTTGATAGGTTCACGAAATGATAGAAAAGTTGGAAGACAAGGGCGAGGGGATTTTCTATAGTACATCAATAGAGAAGACCGTCCTTGGCATGTGCATTATGGATAACTCTTTTATCCCATTTGTAGAAAAGGGAGATTTTTATTGGGAGACGTCCAGGGTAATCCTCACTGCAATGGAAGAACTATTTAAAGACGGAAAGGAAATTGATTTAGTTATCCTGACTGACAAGTTGGGGACAAAAGAGTTAGTTGACCCACTATATGTAACATCATTATTAGATGGGGTGCCAAAGGTAAAGAAGGAATCTTTCCAGGGGCTAATTGATACACTATCGGAGTACAAGAGAGTGAGAGATTTAGATGTTCTTTCCCTCGGAATGCAATCAGCTATACAGAAAAAGGATTCTCAGGGGATACTCGATATAGCCAACAAGATAAAGGAGCGTAGTGTTGGTGGAGGTATAGGTGGACATGCCCTTACTGCGGATACCCTGGTTAATGATTTCAATGACTACAGACATAGCGGAGGCGGTGTAAAGCTAGGGATACCCTCCCTGGATGACGCCTCTAATGGTATAGCTCCTGGTGAGATATGCTATCTATTAGCACGTGCCAAGGTAATAAAATCTATAATGACTCAAAATGTTCTCAGGCATTTCTCTTCCCACTACCCTAGCGATGGGGCTATTTTCTTTTCGTTAGAAATGAATTCACCTCAACTAGGGGAGAGGCTATTGAGGATAGAAAGCGGAAAACATGTCGAGAGCATAACAGAGGAGGAAAATAAGGAGATAATTGATAGACATAAAAACATCTTCTACATAACAAAAGCTGCTTTGTCCTTGAGGGACATCTATAGTGAGATAATACAACTACAATCCAAGAGTAATATAAGGTTAGTTATTATAGACTTTCTTACTAGAATCCGTACCCATATAGCCGGAGAATATGAGTTCCTCAGAGAGGCAACTAAGTTCCTTAAGGACATGGCAAAGGAATTGGGGGTCTCGCTTCTTGTGTTGGCTCAGGTTGGGAGAGAGACAGGGAGGAATGGTGATGTCCCACTCTCTCTCAGGTCTGGGCGTGGTAGTGGTACTATAGAGGAAGATGCTGATTTTGTACTGGGAGCGTACAGACCTGAACTTAATAGCTTTCTTACTCCCGATGAGAGATTTATAGTGGAGGGTATAGTGTGTCTCCAGACCCTTGGAGCCAGGAGACTACCGTATATGAATGATATATTTCTAAGGTTTGATAAGAGAACCCTTAGAGTACATGAGATACAAAGATATATAAATAAGAAGGAGTTCTATGAAATAACACACAAAATTAAGCGTTATGGGAAAGCAAAAAATGAAAAATAAAAGGAGAAAAAAAAATGAAAAAAAAGAAACTGAAGGAGGAGGTAATAGGTAAAGAAGTATTTGATAAGGTTATGAGCGATTTTATTAAGCCCGCTATAAGTAATGCTGTTACAAAGAAAATAGGGGAGATAGTTGAGTTAAAGGGTCAAATTATTAAAATAATCAAGATGGAAGTAAGAAAAGAATTGCGACATATACTTGGAATAAAGGAGGAATGAATGAATTTTAATCCAAGAAAGTTAAGGAAGAAAGATTTAATCTGGCTCTTTGAGAACAAGTGTAGGGCTCATGGTATGCCCTATATTCAACACCCGAACTGTTTTGAAAGAGAGAAGCCAGATACAGATATCATAGAGCATGTAGGCTTTTTTGATATCGAGGCTAGTAACCTCAACGCATCCTTTGGGTACATGATATCGTATTGTATTAAGGACAGCGAGTCGGATAAGATATATGAGGCATGCGTTAAGCCAAAGGAAGTGAGGAATGGTACGTTTGATAAGAGGATAGTTAATCAACTAGTGAGAGACCTACGTAGGTTCAGTCGTGTCGTTGTGTACTGGGGTACTGACCGTAAGTTTGACCTGCCCTTTGCACGTACAAGAGCTTTGTTCCACGGGGCAGACTTCCCATTATACCTAGAACTGTATGCCACTGACCTCTATACTATAGTTAAGGGCAAGCTAAGGCTGCATAACGGAAGGCTTCAGACAGCCTGCGACTTCTTTGGGATAGAATCTAAGGGTCATAGACTAGTGCCGGACATCTGGCAGACAGCCATGGCAGGGAAGAAGGAATCGCTGGACTACATACTAGAGCATAATAGAGAAGACGTACTCTCAACTGAAGCACTCTATAATAAATTGATACCGCATTACAGAAAGACGCTGAGTTCGTTATGAGCGTACAAATTAAATGTGATTTTTGTGACTATAACATTAATACAGGTGACTTTGTTATGTGTGGGGACTGTGTTAATAGGATGCAGAAAACCATTGATAAGCTAACCGAGGGCAGAGCCGAGCTACTTGAGCTAATAGCAGCCTACCAGGACAATGAAGAGGAGGAGAAAGGTGATAATCCAGAAGCATCATATCCAGTATAAGCACCCCGAACACAAGAGTCAAGATGATGTTGTGGTGTATATTGGGAAAGGTGAGCATCAAATATTAACTAAGATGCAATGGTATACAAGTAAGAATTTATCTTCTGGGTTTATTAGAGCCCTGAAGATATTCATAGCCCTTAATGAAGATAGGGCAACAAATTATAAGGAGGATTATTTTGGAAACAAAAAGATTAAAAGCTAAGGAAATCAAGATGCTTAGTTCTCTTGAAGAAAAACTGAACACCGTTATTACTGAGGTACAGTCTCTAGCTAACTCGTTAATAACAACAGAGTTAAATAAGCTGGCTACTGGTCTTGGCATTGACCTTGAGAAGGAGAACTGGAGGTATGATAGTAACGAGTACATGTTTACTAAGGTAGAGGATAAGAAGAAAGAGGTAACCAAGACAATACCCAATGGTAAAAAAAGCAAAAAAGAAAAAAAATAAGAGGGCTATGGTGATTGTGAAGTGTAAGAAATGTAAGAAGGAGTTTACTACTACATGGTATAAGGGTATGATTTGTACTTGTGGCGGGGAACTAATTCAGAAGTAGGTACACTACCCCAATGATGCTAGCAAGCAAGGCGCTTTTCAAGATTACGCTCTCCAACTGGAGAGTCTTGAGGCGTCTTGCGTACTCTTTACTTACCATTTTTGATATTGAATGTGCCTCGGTCTCTTTAAATAGCATTGCTTTATAGTCTTCTGTTATCTTCAGCTGAGCTTCATACTTCTCGGTAAGAGAAAAGACTATAGAGTGATATTCTGCGCCCTGTTTACGGCAAATAGAAAACTGTTTTACCAATTCACCGATTTGTCCTCTTAGATTTATAACCAACAGTGTTTCCTCACCCTCCGGCTCAGCCTCTCTAAGCTCGTCTAAGGCAATATTATTTTTACGTATAACTTCCTCTAGGGTAAGTATAGTTTCTTTACCTGATGCTACCTCATTAGTCCGGATTGATATCTCGTGCTCTAGTCTCTGTATGTTTTCCTTCTTTTCCTTAAATAGCATGTCTTTTTCCTTTATCACCTGCTCATATTTGAATTGAGCTCTAGCAAAATCCAATCTATGTGCTCTTTTAATGCCACCTAAGACAATAATCCACGTGAGGCAGACTGCCCCTACTATAGCATAGGGAATATATTTTTTCATCTTATTTCTTTCTCCCTATCAACCTCTTGGTAACATATGCTATAAAACCTAGTGTAATCTGTGTCGCAAACGCAAGGAATGGTAATTGCTCAAAAGAAATGCTCATTAGATACATAGATATCATTACTGATAGGTAAATAATAAAAGCTATAGAAGATGTTATTCGCATTCTAGCCTCCGTATTGGAAGTGGTAAATATCGTTTAATGATTCCCAGTTACCACCCCATATACCATTGAATATATCCACCCAGATTTTACCGAGTTGTTCATAATCCTTAGTTCTGTCCCATATACAGTTACCATTCTCTACAATAGCTATATCTATAGCAAGCCAACTCTGGTGTTTAGATTTCTTATCGTAGCCATCACACTGGCTCTTGCCCCTATTGAAGCGTTCCTCCTGAGCCTCTGCTGTCCTATGAAAGGTTGTTACAATGAAATTAATACCAAGGGCTTTGGCTATTGCCGTAAAAGCAGAGAACTTCTGAAAGAACAAAATACGCTTCGTTGTATTAGTCACTGTCTTCTCCTTCTATACGCCTCTAGCTCTTGTTTATATCCATAGCTAGTGCTCTCCATGCTTATTCTTTTATTTCTTTCCTCACGTTCCTTCCGCTGTTCTGTTTCCCATATGCGGTAGGGGGTGTACCTCTGAAATAAATCATTCATATATGTGTACTTTTCTATCCTAGCCTTAAGGTATGTCCTGAATATCGGGTTGTTAGACGTTGCTAGCTTCCGTCTCATCTCCTGCAACTTCCTATATGTTTCTCTCCTAACCGTAGCAGTTTTGTTAGGGTCTCTAGAGAGAATGGCATGGGCTACAGCCTCTAAGTTAGTTCTTTCTACGTACTTAGCATCTTTTCCATACCCTGATGTTGCATGAGTGAGGGCATCTCTTACCGGAGATATATAACTGCGGTTCGTCATCGCCTCAACTAATGACAGAGCTTGTTTAGCAAATGGAGTAAGTTGTCTTATCCCGATATTATCTACCATACTCAGCGCATTATTTAAGGCAGTTTTCTGTTCCTCTTTTGTGCCATCAAACGCAGTGACTAAACCAGCTATATTATCAGTGAAGTCTCGTACTATCTCAGCCGTCACGCCACCGAAAGACCACATGAATGCGTCTGCCCCATAGTTCTTGTACTTACTACCATGAGATACTGATATAGCCTGAAGTATTTCGTTAGCTACTGTACCAGCTAAAAAGTATCCCCCTATAGTAGCAGCTCCCCCACGTACCATTGCGGGATTCTTTGTGCCTATTCCCTCAGTTATTCTCTCTGTTGCCGTTACCATAGAGTGCACTATCCCTTTTGTCCAGGTCAGTAGGTTGCTCCATGTCTCTCCCTCTGCGGTCTGTTCCCATAGCCCCTTCTCTACACGAGAATATTTCCACTGAGAATTGTCGGTCATCCACCGACCCATCTCGAAGGAGGCATCATCAAGGTTCTTATCCGTAATTAAATTCCTTATAATCTTTCTTTCGTTAGGGTCTACCTTGTCTATCCCAAGCCTCTGCTCCATTGTCTTCGCATTTATATTGCCCTTGTTATATTCCTGCATATAATATTTACTTCTATGAAAGGTTCTCCTAAAGACTCTTCTTCTATTGATACTATCTGTAAATGAATATATTCCCCCTACCTTCTCAGCAGCTTTGAATATCCATCCCAGTACCGGAACCTTCTTTACTCCGGCTGTTGCCTCTAGTGCCAAGAAGCTATGATTAAAGGAATCCCTCTGGTCTACTCCCTCTTCAACATACTTTTCACGTATCGCTTCAGGTATCTTTTCCCACTTAAAGTTCTCATTTAGAGTAGTGAACCGAGGGTCAAACATTATTTCCTTGTGCGGAACAGTAACAATTGGTTGAAATAGGTTCCTTAACCAAAGGTATGGTCTAACTGTAAGTGCCCTGAAGAACATTGACTGTGTTTTCTTTAGGTACTGTGATATAAGACCACCCTGTATCGGGTATCCCTTAGCCCTATCAGCAAATATTTTGAGGTACATCCCAGTAGATAGTGCTTTCGATTCAGGCGAGCCCTTGCCTCCTGCCTTTGGTTTAGCTGCATCGAGGTGTTTACTAATCTTGCTAGTAATAGCATCAAAAGCATCGAAAGCATCCTTTAGGTACTGAACATTGAGCACCTGATTGACATATCCATATATTTGCTTGTTTAAATTGGGGCTCATTATGTCGCTCTCGGCTAAGCCTATCTCGGCTATATCCTTTCCATCAAACACCTTGCGGGATTGAAGATGGGTTGTCCCCATCACATTAATATGGCGCATCATCTCTTGCTTGCTTAGGGGAACATCTTTTCCCCTTATCATAAACTCTGGCAAGTATGCTCCTTCTCTGATTATACCAACGCTCTTCCCCTCGCCTTCTAACCACGCTTCGTATACTTCAGGCTTGCCTTCTATATCAGCTTGTGCCTTAGCCTCCATACCCCTTAATAATAGATTACGAACCTCTGGGTTATCCTGATTTCTATACACCTTAACATTCTTGTGACCAAATTCAACATCTTGTATCCACATTAGATGCCGATATCGTCTTACCACTGGAGCCATCTCCTTCATTATAGTGTCAATAGTTTCTATATATTTCGTTAATTCTGGGGAATATCTCTCTGGATATACATTTTTTCCAAGGTATAAATTACTATAGTGCACCCTCACGGCGTTCTGGAGCTCATTATTTGCCTCCGCAAATTCCCCTAACGCTCCCGTCAACCTTGTTAAGTGATGCCCTCTCTTGGCGGAACCAGCGAGGATTCTCCTTACTACTGGATGAAATGGGATTCCAGTCTTACGCTCTACCCTACCAGCCCATTGTCTTATGTTCTCTAATATAATCGGAGCCTTTGGGCGTAATATATAAGCCAGTGGCGAGTAATATCTCCCCTTTTGCTTTCTTACATAATCACGTGCATTATCCCAGGTCTTCTCTCGTTTCCTGGCGTAGTAAGCATCTTCTTTTCTCTGTTTCTCAGCAAAGTCGCCGCTTGGGTCTTTCTCATGTAAGCCCCAGCGTATAATAGTTTTACCCATGAGGTGACGAAGCCTTTCACCCCTACCCATATGCTCAAGCGCATTAAAATTGTGCTCAATAGTATACAAATCTGCTAATGTTGTATCTCCAGGGTGCTCAATCACCATCTTTAAGAATGTATCATAATCCACCGCCATCCCCAGCTTTCCATAGCGTGCCCTTAGTAGTTCCGATGTCTCTATAGGCAGCGTTCTCTTGGGTGTTTTGTAAATATCATTAATCATTCTCTTGGCATCTGCAAAGACAGTTGACTCTGGTTTTTTACCCTTCTCAACTTTCTTCAGATTCCTTAGCCTCGTTGTTACCTTCTTGAGTTCGACCTTTAACTTATCTAACTGATACTCAGCCCTGCTTAGGGTTACCTGATTCTCCAACAGAACTTTTTGTCCCTTTAGATATCTAATTCCCTGCTTACTATTCCTGTCTGTAACCTTCTGTTTCTCTAACTTCTGCTCTGCCGTGATTAGCCTTATAAAGTTCTTTACATCCTTTATCCCATCCATATATGCTCTTTTCTGTGATAGGAAGGTAGCCTTTTTCTTTAGTAAGTTCTTAATTTGCTTTGCTGGTGTTACTTTTTTATCTGCGGGTCTTTTCATCCGCTTCAATTCAGCATTGATTTTATCACGTTCCTTTATATACTCATCCCTTTCGTAACTTCTTGTTGATTCTCTATTAATTTCTGTATCGAGTTCCTTTATCCGTTCATGTAGCTGCGTCTCTCTTCTTATAAGCGTATCCGGTGACTGCTTAACCAGGTTTCTTACATTTTTCCCAGCTCCAGTTGCTATTATCTCCTTCGCCCCACCCCTTTTCTCAATTTCGAACTGGATTTCGTCTGGATTGAACCTCTCCTTTCCCTTCTTGGGTGAGAAGTCTGCCTCTTCTGGAAAGACTGGGCGCATTGTTTTCTTCTTTACATCGTACAGGAAATACTGGGTGGAGCTTATCTTATCAATAGTCTCCCATGTTATAGAGTTGTCTCCAAATAAAGATGCAACCTCCAACGGTGTTGGAAGTATATTTGCCTGCTCTGGTTTGAGCTTATCTATAGTAACATTCAGTTCCAGGGTAGGTTTCCTTCCTTCTTTTATTTCGATAGCATTCTTTCTTTTCAAGGCTTCTAATAACTGCCCACTTGTTTTAGTTATATACCTCTGGCGTTTACTATCCCACTCAACAGATACACTAAGTCCCTTCTTGCTTATATCTACAGCCTTTAGGGTATCCTCAAACCCCTTAACCTCGTTCTCCCTGAGAGTATCGGGTTCATACCATATATCCCTAAGATGCATTTTGGCTGTCACTTTATCCCATGTAACATCTTTTCCTAACTTGATAGTGGGTTCAGACATCTTGAATTTATTTATTATTTCCCTATTATGCGCTTCGGTTTGTTCAGTTATCTTGTCATATATCTTCTTGTGTTTCTTGGGTATCTTCCCCTTCAATATCATATCTGGGGTAACACCCTTCCATAAGAAAAATGTATTCAATGCTTCAGAGTACACCAATTGACCAAGATTCTCTTTAGAAGCAAAGCCCTCTGGGTATTCGTTTGCTACTGCCATCAATGCCCTACCACCAGCTTGTCTGGCAACCATCGATAAGGCAGGATACTTGACTATATGAGCCATTCCCATAGCCCCAAAAATAGTTCCTATCTTAGCACCATGGGCAAAGTTATTTAGATACTGTTTTGGATGCGCTATATCAGCAGCAACCTCAGCGGTACCTAGCATAAGAGCCCCTCCGGCACCATATTTAAACCCCCTCTTTACCATCTGTGCTTTTCTTATAAGGGAGCTGGCGTTAGCAACACTCTCTGCTGTTTTTAAGTTCCTTATGGCATTGACTTTCTGAGCTAGTGCACCTGTAAATTTTTTAGTTGCGTACCCAGCTGCAACACGCCCTATCTTCACTGGAGTTTTTAGAAAACCCGCAAAACTCCCAATGGCACGAGCCACTTGACCTGTACTTGACTCAGGTTCCGGCATTGTGACACCAAGGGCAGCTGGTAATCCCAAGGCAGCCGTGTTACCATAACCATACATGGCTTGCGTAATAGCCTCGCCAGTCTTCACACCCAGTTGTCGCTGTGCAATAGGAAGCTCATCAAGGAATTTAAAGTTGTCGGGAACAGAGAAGTCTTTCTTAGCTTTTAAGAACCCCAGTTGCTCTTCTTCTGGAATATGTATGCCACCAATTTGCATACCCGAAGGCAAATCAACATCCATTCCGGCTTTAATCTTCCCAAGAAACCTATCCCTATCCCTCTCCTCCTTTTCTTTCTTTCTCCTCTCATAGTATGGTAGATATGCATTACTTGGAAATGTAGCAAATGAATAATCACCAGAAGATGGGAACTTAAATCTGTCTTTTGCCATTTATTTCTTTTCCTTTAACCTGGGTGAAACTCCTGTCCCACCGGTTCCATACCCCGTAAGCATATCGGCAATAGTTCCCTGCTTTGGATAGCCGGTTATTCCTATACTTAAAAAATCCCCTAGGTCTAATTTACCAGGAAGTTTTCCAGCCCATGGAATATCTGTCATTGTCCAATCTGCCCTACTATCTCCGGTTCCAGTTTTAATGGCAATTATCCACTTCCCTGTACTCTTGTTATGCACGGGATATATTTCCCCTGGTTCGAAATCCTCTCTTGGTTTTATCTCCCAATGTTTAGATTGCTGTTGTAATTCTCCCCAGTTTTCATTAATTGTCTGGGTAATATGTTCTGGCTTAGTTAAGCCCAAGAGGTCTCCATAGGTTTCTATGGTTTGCTCTAATCTTGCCTTTGTAGTAAGGGCCACCTTCAACTCTCCTTGCTCCTCTTGTGGTATCTGTGTATCTATTAAATAGTTGTCTATTATATCGGGGTTTCCACCAAGTTTTAAATAATTTCTTATAGTAGTTGTATATTGTGGTGAGCCTAAATAGTCCTGATATTCAGCTACAGATTTTTGGTGTATCTTAGATAATTGGTCTGGTGTTAAGGCTTCTAAACCCTGAGCGCCTGGAGCATTAGCTAGTTCCAATCTCTTATCACTTTCACTTATTAAGCTCTGATAATATGTCATCCTTACCTTATCAGATTCTAATTCCTGCGCCCTCTTTTCGTTAGCACGCCCAGCATTAGCTATCCCCATTTGGGCTATGGGAGAAAACTGGCTATTAACAAATTCCCCATCCTCTTCTCCTAACGGCTCCCCGCTTCGTACCTTATTTATAATATCCATTTTCTTTTGTGCTACGGCTGCTATCAGTGGGTCTTGTGATTGTAATCCACTCTGTATGCTATCCTGTAATTCTTTATCCTGAAAGAATGAATTAAAGGTTGCCTCGGTTTCCATTTTCCTTTCAGCGGATTTTTCATCTAAATTCGTACTATACTGTGCAAAGGCTCTTCTATTCCTTTCTGTTAATTGTGTACGTCTATACCATTCCTTATCTTTCCTATCCTGTAACTCTATATCTTGTCTATGTTTTGTTATATCCTGAGCCTTTATGAACCCCCTCTCTCTTTGGGTTCTACTTGTTAGGGCATCTTGTTCTGTTTTAAATCTTCTACCCCACTCTTTACTTTCATAGTTTTGCCTCTGCATCCACACCTGGTTAGCCTTTTCTTGCTCCCTGGCACGCATGGCTTCTTCCTCATTTCTTCTTGTGCGGTCACGCAATGTACCGGCTAAACTTTCAGTTGCACCCATTAATGCCCGTCCAAATATTTCTTCATCAAAAGCCATTGTTACCTCCTAAAAAAAACACCACCTAAAACCGGCTACCATACCTATCCCAGTCCTGACCTTGCTGACCTATCTGGGTTCTCCATATATCCATCATGTTACCGAATGAAGTCTGCTGATTTCCCCAACCCCGCTGTTCCTCACTAGCTCCAAACTCCTTACCAAATCTCTCTTTACTCCAGGAAAGTTGGTCTTGCCCTAATTTACTCGCAGCAGATGAAGCAGCTCTTGATGCAGCTACCTGAGCTAACTGAGCAGAGATACCACCACCACCAAGTAATCTGTCTAAGTCTAATCTATTAGTAGCCAAGCTCTGATTAAACCTATTGTTTACTTCAGCTATAGACTGCTGTGTAGCCTGTTGCCCCAACCTTTCAGCGCCTTGATTATATATATTAGCCAATGCGGTGTCGGCTATACCAGATTCCCCAGCACGAAATCCCTTTCCGCCCATAGCTCCCTGGAGCTGCTCACCAGCGGTCTTGGTAGCTCCCTGGGTCTGTCTTCTGGCGAGGTTATATATATTCTGTCTCTCACCCTCGGTAGTCCCAATCTGTGGGGCTCCCTGTTTTTGTTTTAATTGTTCTGTCCAATAATTTCCCATAGCTTACCTCTGATATTTATCGAATGGTCTTTTAGGTTTACTCCTGTTAGAAAAACGATTATATCCACCGCCACCACCATTGCCCTTCTTTGGATTTAATAAAGATTTTTTCTTGATTAACGGCTGTGTTTTTGCTTTCGGGGCGTATGTTGTTGGACTGCCGCCCACTATTGGACGATTAGGTGCTGGAGCTGAAGGTCTCCTGGCTGCCATTCTAGCGCTTGCTCTCTTCCTTAACGCATTTATAGATTTTTGAGATGCCGGAGCCTTACCAGCTGCTTTTCTTTTTGCAGCGGAAGCCTGCATTCTTTTCCTAAGTAATGGGTTCGGATTAGATTTAGTGGGCATTGTTTGCCCAGGCTTTCCATGTCCCATCCCCTTCTTCTGAGCCCGTTCACTTCCCTTAAATGGATTTCTTGTATCATATCCACCTGTTGTCGGGGAGGATTTGTTGACCCTATTCCTTGCGGACTGTCTCGCAGTCTTTTTCAGTGCTGCTCTTTTTAATCTAGCGTTGTCCGCTTTCTTTTTTTCCCCATCATAAGACTGTTGTCTAGCCACAGCCCCACTCTGATTTTTTTGTTCCGTATCCCTCGCATATCTCATAATTCCTCCTTATACCTTAAAGCGTCCACTACCGCTTTCTGGATTTCTCCGTCTCCGATTTCTAAAGAAGTCTTCCCTTGGTCTTCTTGGCTCTGGTCTTCCGCCAGCAACTACGTCTGTATTCTCAGTCGGCGCCTCTTCCCTGGGCTGTTGTTTAAACATTCTCTCCATCATGGACTTCATGTCTATCCCATACTTATCCATAGCCCCACCAGTCGCCTCGGTATCCCTGCCCATCATTCCCATGGCGAGTTTCTTTATCATCTCATCCATTGGGGCAAGGTTACCGTAGGATTCATATCTCTCAGTTTGCGGTCTGAATTCAGAAGCCTGTTCCTTTCTGAAACCAAACATGTCCTTAGCGAGCTCCTGCTCTTTATCCATTAGCTCCTTCTTGCCAGCTAATTCCTTACCATACATGTCTTCTTTTTCTTTGCCACCCAGGAGTCCACCAAGGAGACCCCCGCCAGTTTGTATAAGCGATGGCAATAGGTCTCCGAGTAAACCTCCACCGGACTTCTCTTCCTTTTTGCCACCAAACAGGCTAGCCATCCCAGATAAAATTGGTAGGATAGTACCAATAAACCCAAAAGGAAGGATAGCCTTCAATAACATCTTACTAAATATTGTTTCAATTAAAAACATTATTTCCCCCTATCTAATTTTCGTTCTATTCTTTTGATATCGTCCTTTATATTAGTTATGTCAGTTTTGATAGATGCAATAGCCTCACCATGGTTACGACAAGTGTCAGCTTCTCCAGGCGGATGAGGATTATAACGGAATTTCTTACCGTTTCTTTTATCAATTATCTTAAACGCTATAAGAATTCCCTCCGCTAAAGTTAAAATCACCATCCACATTACCCAAGTTATATTCATTTTTTAGTTCTCCTTTTGTTTTTTAATCTTATCTTTATAATCTTTAATCACTTTAGCTGTATGAAACTTCTTCGCAAGAGTCTTAGACATCGCATCCGATTTGCTAAAATTGTCTCCTGGCATTATCCAACTTCTGTGATATTTCTTCGATATCTCTTTCCCATCCTCGAAGACTCTATGTATTCTCCTGACTGCTATTCGTCCCTCCTTGTCTATCATCCTATCCCAGGAATATGTCTCTTCTAATCCTGTACCAGTTATGGCTTGCTTCTCTGCATTAAAATCAGCTTTTGCTTCTTTAGTGGTAATAGCCGCAACTATTTCCTTGCTCTTCTCATCAAATCCATCCATTTTCTTTATATCGACTGGTGTATATGGTTTACTCATATTCTCACTGATTGCCTTTCCGTCCTTGACTATTTTGACAATTTTATATGTCTGAAGATTGCCAAGTTCTGATACTCCGTGTTTGTATGCTATTGTTTTTTCCATTTTGGGCTCCCCATTTTAATTTAATGTAGCCGCAACTGAAGCTATCAAAGCTCCATTATCGGGTACACCAGATGTTAGTAAATTAACTCTTGCTGCCGCTGTTTTAACAACAGTCGGATAAAAAATGGCTCCACTTGTAACTAAAACCACTTCACCATCGTAAGTTATATTTTTAGGGTTTACTACGCCCACATAGTTATTCGCTATTGAAAACGGAACGCCTAATATTTTTACATAACCAGTCCAATCACCATTATTTGTCAATGCCATAGACATATTTATCGTTACGGTATTCCCTATTTTAGTATATATTCCAGCACGTGAAGAATATGCAGTCGCACCTATTGCGCCTGTAGACCCCGTATATTCTGGCGTCCATGTCCCTTCCTCATAATCATCAAAGGTATTCGGGTCTGCACTCGGCACGGCTGTTGCAGGGAAGGCTATTTGACCATTGGTTAAGGTCAGACTTGTTAAAGTGCCGACACCGGCACCCAAGGTTCCAGATGTCGAAATATTATAAGTATCCTCATCGCTATGGGTAGACATTGCATGTGAAGCCGCCGCCCCACCTATATCCGCTAACACATTAGCCCCAGTCCTATAATCCACATTCCCAGAGCCATCAAGAACCAAGAATTTATCTGTGTCTTCACCAGCAGCAGCAACCGTACCTAAAGTCAAGGCATTTATAGAAACGTTCCCACTCTTATCCCAGAAGTATTGGGTCGCTATCAGATATTTCCCAGTAGTCAAGTGTACCGTCCCTGGGTCATTGGTTCTATTCCTTAGTATTTTTATCCAGTAGCCAGCATCCGCACCTGTTCCTGGGTCATAATCACTCTGCCAGTCGGTTAAGTCATCGCCTGAATACCTTATAATACCATCCTGTCGCCCACCATCTGTGTCATCTTCAGGATAAAACTGCACCCACCCAGTAGTAGTCTGGTAGAAGTAAAACTTTAAGAAGCAATCCTTTGTCGCTGGAATACCAAAGACTAATTCTATCTCATCAAATTTAGCAGTGTGCCCGACTAAAATTGAATCACTCGCAGCCACCCAAATATCCTTATCATCTATATCATCTGTGTAGGTGGGGCCACTTGTCAGCCTCCCAGCATAGGTCGCACCAAACGAAGTAAATGTTCCTATGTGTTGGTGTATTGGGTCAATCCCATCGTGTGTCCCTACCGCTGCAACATGCCCGCCGCCAAGCGTACTCGCGAGAGCAACGTCAAGAGCATGTGATTCAGATGTCGAAACTTGCGCCGAAGCATCTATTGTAATATCGTGTGCTGTAGTCGCCTGAAAGGCTGTACTGGTTATAGTCTGGAGATGTCTAACCTTACCCTCTTTTATTCTTATAGCATCATAACCGTTATTTGGCATAACAATGCGCAGTGCTTCCAAGTCCATATCATAAGCACCAGGGTCTATCCCACTCATATTGAGAGCAAGGCCACGGATACGTGTGTCAGCCCCACCTGGGTCTAAACCATCTGGCTTAACCCTTATGCCAGTCCAATGCTCATTAGCGTCTAAAGCCTCAACAGAGGTTATGTCTATGGCTTGATTATCTGTACCGGTAATAGAAGTCATGGATATAGACAACGCTGGTTCTGATGTGTTCGTTAAGGTGAGTGCATTAAATGTTGGGCTTGCAGTAGTCCTTATATCCTGGATAGTATCTAAAGTGGTAGTGGTTATGGCTATACTGTTACCCGTTGTAAGCCATGCAACTGAAGTCTCCGAATCATCCCAGAAGGCAATCCTATCCGCCCCTGGGTCAGTAAGGCTTGTAATTGCGCCAGCACCACTATTTATAAGCATCCCTGCCGTGGTCATCCATGGGAACTCCAAAGCTTCAATACTTGAGTTTCCGATAGATATTTTATTACTTGTAGAAGCAGAAGCACCATAACCTATTGCCATAGAATTAACAAGCGTTGCGCTTATATCAGCCGTAGAGCCTATAACTATACATTGTTTTGCAGAGGTGGCTGTGTCACCAGCTTGGTAGCCGACAAAAACATTATCCTTACCGCCGAGTAAATGGTCGCCAGCATAAGCACCATAAAGACTATTTCTATCACCAGTGGAGAGAACATTACCAGCATTGTAACCAGTTATCGTGTTGTCTAAAAAGTCAGTATCTATTTCACCTGAAAATCCTAACCCATAAGACCCAATGGCGGGAACACTTACTTCATTAATATAACCCAAATCAGAGCATTTACGCTTTACTATTCTCTTATTACTATCATCCGAAACAAAGAAATATGTTCCAGTATTATCTACGGTTACTCGCTTTGGATTTTCAAATTGGTCATCCCCTGAGCCAGTGGTTCCAATTTTAGATACATAAGTCAAGTCTGAGCAATTCCGTTGATTAACCCTATTGTTATTATCAACCACATAAACATATGTACCATCTGTGCCAACACCATGTGGGCTTAAAAATTGGTCATCACCCGAGCCAGAAGAACCAATCTTAGCAACATATGCCAAGTCAGAACAAAGATGCTTTTTAATACGATGATTACCTGAATCCGCTATATAAAAATAAGTACCATCTGTGCAAACTTCTTCTGGTACACTAAACTGGTTGTCTCCTGAACCTGCTGAGCCGACTTGGGCAACGTAAGCCAAGTCAGAACAATTAAATTTCTGGATACGACTATTGTTTGTATCAGCTATATACAAATATGTACCATCAGTACAAATACCCTGTGCATTGTCAAATTGACCATCTCCGCTACCACCGGAACCTGCTTTTGCTACAAAAGATAAATCGGAACACAAGAATTTCTGTATTCTATCATTTACATTTTCAATGGTATAAAAATGAGTTCCATCTGAACAGACTCCATAAACATTACTAAATTCACCATCACCGGAACCGCTTGAACCAACCACATCTTCATAAACTAAGCTATCGGCCCAATATTTCCTTACTTCGCTACTGGCTGAATATGCTAAATAAATATAATCATTAGTGCCCGCAGCGCCAGGGGTTTCCCGCACCCCCTCACCAATAAAGGTGTTCCTATCGGCGGGATTTTGTATCCACGCCTCACTATCCATATAAAGATAACCGGTGAGGTTTATATCGCCAGCAATATCAAAATCATACTGAGGGTCGGAAAGTCCTACACCAACGTTACCTTTTTTGTAATATATGGAACTACCATACCTCTTCCATGGGGAGCTCACATCAGCTGAGATTCTTATATGACCAGCTTTTGTTCTCCTAAAATCAAGCTCACTTAGATAATCAGCAGTACCGCCAGAGCCAACTTTAACCAACTCATCTGAATTACTAAAGGTTCCACTATCGGTATTAGAACCATTTAATATATCTATTACATTATTCAGGGTATTCTTTAGCCCCTCAAAATTATGATAGATAGGCATATCGGGTATCCGATACTTTATCATGGCGTTCTTAATATCTAAAGACATTATCTTATACCCAGCATCCTATATGCAATCCCCAAATCTGTTATACTGAAGTTATCCTCTGATGTACCGGAGATATGGTATTTGAATAACTCACCAGTCCCAGTAGTATGTAAGTTGAGTGAATACCTATTCCTATCGCTTGCCCCAGTTTCAGTGGATATGGCTATGGAGTCTACTTCTGTATCACTATTATTTACATATGCCTTCAGCGTAATACTATTATCTCCAGTAGAGCCAAGGGCATACTGAAGAGTTATCTTTCTCTGTATTTTAGTTATAGCTGCTGGTGTATTCAGCGATGACCATCCGGTTTCTATCGTAAATGTATAGTTTCTTGCGTTATCCTGCTCTGTATTGTCTAACTTATATATGAACCCCTTGCTCGTTCCGGCAGCCAATTGCGTAACGCCGCTTCCATCTTTATAACTCGCTATAGTGGTAAAATAGTCGGTATCATCAAAGTCATATTCGTACACTGTCCACCCAAACAACAATCCAGGAGCTTCCCCCTGCGAAACGTCCTGCCTTAGTCTCTCGAGGGAATGAGCAACATACCCATACCGTGACCCACTCTTGTCGCTTATCCAGACAAATTTCTTCTTCGGTGTACTATAAGCGCCATGTATTTCTGTTCCGGTAGTTGTATCTAAATAACCCTGGTCTACAGCATACTGCATTTTGGTGCTTATATCCATAAGATTAACACCATCAAAAGATTTCCACCCCTCCTCAGAAAGGAAGTACACTACATTTCCCACGACTATAATGGACTTTGGTGCTATGCACCCTATAGTATATGATACTGTGTACCATTCCTCAAAACTACCCTCCATAACAGCCATCTTATTTCTTTTAAATATAACAAAATAATCACCTATAGACGCCCCGCCAGTAATATCCTCACCGTCTTGCTTATCGAAATATTGATAATTCGAGGAAGGACAAGCCTCGGATTTACCTGATTTACTGAACATAAATAGACTACCACCATCGTCCTCATCTGGACAATTAAGGTAGAAAATCCTATCTTTATGTATCGCTACATATGTAGCCTTTGGTGGAAGCGTATTAGAAGAACTGGCTAAGGTAGTTAGGTCATTGTCTGGTGTGTCATCCTCATAGGTAGATGTTGCGTTGCTGACTTCGGTAACTTTATAATATTGAGTAGTCTCATTATCTTCATTTATAAGATTTAGGGTTCTGTAAATAACAATTTTATCAACCTTAGTATCAGCTGATTTTGTATAAGATATATTAACAGAGCTATTAGATATCAATATCTTCTGGTCTTCGGTATCAGTAGCGTCCATGGAGGATTTATAATTTCCTATCAATTCCTCGTCACTTCTTTTAAAGGCGTAAGCATAAGCAAACAAACCGGTTAGCCCACTAGTATCATTTTCATCACCAGTGGCAGTTATTGTAACGTTATCAACATATACATCACCCTGACCATAAGTAGCATCCTTTGTATAACATGCTAAGTCTATGCGTCCATCTACGCTGGTATTCGGATTATCAATTGGGGTGTTCCCTATAAGTTGTCCATTTACTATAAGGTCTACACCGGTGCCAGTAACTTTAAAATCAAATATGTACCATGTATCCTCGATATTATTTCCGGCTGGTTTCCATATCTCTACCCACTTTAAACCATTGTGCATCCATACGTAAGAACCACAGAAAACCACTTGCAGCCGGTATACGCTATTATACACATCAACATAAAAACCACCACCCCACGCAGGCGGAATATACCCTGCCTTATCAAAGTGTAACTCTATTTTCATAGAATATTCTAATGGTACAGTTATTATCCTCGTCCTTTTGGCTATATCAACAGAGCCATCCGCTGAACCATAGAGACGTAGATATTTACTATCCCCATCTGAACCCTGTTTAGAATTAGGGTCTGTTCCTGATAATTCCGATACCCCACCACTATCTGCATCCGTCCATCCCCCAGCTGTAAGAGCAGCGGTATCAGCATAATCAAAATCTTCGGATAAACAAGCCGGTGTAACTGGGTTATTGTCTGCCATTGTTGGGGCTACAGTTGGCTGCGCTATGCCCATTGTATATGATGTTATAGTACCATCATCATCCCTTATTATAAAATTAGCATCTTTTCCATTAACGCCAATACAGTTCCCACGATGATTAACAAAGCTATATTGTTTATCAGCAGTCTGACCAGTTACTACATCCTTCCATCCGCTATCATAATACCCTATTTTGGTATCACATGCTGCAAGAAGATAATCCGTACCATATGGGGATTGATATGAGTGTACCGCCGTTATCTCTTTATTTGCGGTATATGCAGTAGGGTAGAGTTTAGAGCACCCAAGCCTCTTGGCTACCTCGCCAGTCCCAGTAAGGTCTACATTTGTAGCTGTCTTTAAAAACCCTAATTTTATTGCGTCTACTGCGCTAGTCCAGTCTAGTCCAAACGGGAAGCCGTGAAAATTAAAATATTGAGAAACATTTAGTCCCATTATACATACGACTCCTCGTCATGGAAATCTCCCATGACCTCTGGGCTACCCATCTGAGACATAGCAAAAAAGTGCTTTGCTGCTTCTATGTAGTCCTTTTCTAATTCTAACGCAGAAGGGTCAAGTGCATTATCTTTGAATTTGGCGAGCTTGACCGCCTCTATAATAATAAGCGGTCTAAGGCACTCTGGGAACTCAGTAACCGCATCACATATAGGCATATACCATAATTGGTAATAGTCTGTGTCTGTTTCACTGGGCTGTGGAACTATCTCTATCTGCCCACCTGTATACATCCACGCAGCGTCACAATCATCGAAGGAAGCATATTTCCAATACTCAGTAGCGTTTATATACCTAACCCTTTCACCACTAGATTTTACTTCTAAGATACTAACCTTGTAGCAATCATCGGGTAAATCATATTTAGCTGTGTTGTTCTCTATACCAAAATCCTCATGCTTTTTATTTGTTTCATACATCCATGGATACCATCTAGCTAAAACTTTATCCATGGCTTGTGTTTTATATAAAGTTATCTCTGCATCAGTCCAGTATTTAGCCGAACCTTCAGAGATAAGACTTCTAATCATATCTGTAACATTGTCATCTGTTAGCGCCATTTTACCCCCATTACCTAAGATGCCTACTATACTTCTGATTCATATACACACTAGGCTCTTGATAGTTGTGCCAGATTCTCTTAGCACCGTTCCTCATTAAGTAATCTGTTTCTGCATCCCCCTTCCTAACTATAGAATCATTTGCAGCATCAATCTCCTGAAGAAGCCTAACGGCGTTCCTGGCATTATAAAACCCTAACCTCATTGTTGCCACGGTACGCATATCTATCGGAGAATATCCAATATCATCCCCCTTAGCGTTTTCTTTTTTTACCGTAAAAATTGCCTCACTGTTTTCTCTCCAATTTCTACGTCTTGTCATGGAGTCCCATTTCCGTACCCGCCATCTCTTCTTTTGTCTATCAAAGACAGCAAAATACTTCGGATTAATCAATGATAATTCCTTATCGATATAGCTCGGTACTTCCATTTTATCTCCTTTTATACGGAGGAGGGGAAAACCGAGAACCGACTTCCCCCATCTCCTATGGAATAACCCATAAAATAGGCTATGAAAACCTACTTATGAGGTTGTGCTCCGCCTTAGCTCGTAGAAAGGGCAGTAAATTTACCCATGGAATTACGACAATCGCATCCCATATTTCCATACAATTTAAACCAAGACTCATAAGCATCTTCTCCAGCAACAGGTTTCACAACTCCGCCACCCTTATTGTCCCACACCAGTTTCTTTAAAGTATAAAACTTAATGTGAGGTAAGGCTACCATGTAAAAGTAGCTTGTGGGGCAGTTCTTATGTACTGTTATCGGAAGTGAGATGTTTCCGCCAACATACTTAATAGCTTTCCATCCAGCAACTAAGTCCATTGTCTGAATCATTCGGTCTGCCTGCATTATCTCAATCAACTTGTTTCTCAAATCGTATGTGGTAAGAGCAAGATTAACAGTGTCTCCATCAGTTATCTTCTCAATCGAATCCAACATGGACTGTAACACACTTTCGGATATAACCTGACTAGTAGTATCTACAGTAGACTGCCATGTACTTTCAGAATCAGCATCAATTCCCTCGAACAAACTATCACCAGGGGCATTTGCGGTATCAACGATTCCGTCAAGACCCATTATCTCACCCTGATTAGCAGCTGTAGCACTGTACGAATCTTCACGAACCAAGTAATCACCGTCAGCTAAACTTGAGATTCCAGTTGAAGCGCTCATGGTAAGGACATTACTAGCTATTGAGCTAATAGTAAGACTATCTACATGTTGAGTATCATTATCGTAATCGTATCCATCAAGTACCATCCCATTTCTAAATAATCTGGCAGTTGAAGCCTCTGTAATACCAAAGGGATTATCCACTGTAATATCCGAGCCGCTAACAGAAGCAACATGTCCTAAGACACCATCACCACGCCCCAAAGACTGTCTATCGAGGTCAAGAGCAAAAGCATTAGCAACGCCCTTGGTCTCAGCAGCCATAACATCAATCCATCCACCTTTGCCCTTAGTAGACTCAATAGAAAAGCCGTCAACTTTAACACGACCATAATTACGTTTTATAGTAATATAAGCCTGGTCGTAGCTATTCTTCTGGGCGGAAGGCAGATTGTAATTATTAGCTACCCTGGCACCAACAGCTTCCGTAAAAGCAGTCTGCACTGGGATAACTATCCTTTTCCCGTAAACACCCTTGGTCAGCTTTTTAACCTGAGCCCAAAAAGGTGCTTTCTTGTAAGTCTGATTCACAATGACAGGAGCATAAAAATCCTTCATTATGTCAGATATATATTGAAATTCTTGTGAAGCCAATTAATCCTCCTAAATTTTTATTTCTCCATCCTCTCAACTTCATCCATGTAGGCTTCTGCCATTGCGTTTGCGTCCTCCCAAGTCCTTGGTATTGCCCGTTGCTTGGTCGACATTCGTTTTCCAGACGCCACAGGTCTCCTTCTAGTCCCTTCTATGCGGTTAGCTTTATTTCGCTTTAGGTTGTACTGCGCTATAACCCTCTCGTCATACTCTCGCCTAAACTGAGGGTTTGATTCCAATGCTCTTTCTATGAAATCTCCCTTTGAATTGGCTCTATGGCTGATTTCCATTAACTCGGATAAGTCCCTCTCGGGTCTCATTAGTTTCACTGCTACAGCTTCATCTATACTTGCCATAGGGTATTCCTTCTGAAGTCCGTCCAGTTGACTTAAAATCTGGTTCTCAAACTGTTTGGACGCAGTAGTCTCGCTAGAAATTCTTAGGTCGGATACTTGCTGGGACAATCCTCCGATTGTCTCCTTCAAAACCTTTACTTCATCGCTATCATATTCAGATGGTTGCAGTTCTTTTGGTAATAAACTTTTCTTATCTGTCTGGGTAGTTGATGGTCTCATTGACTGGAGCGTCCTGCTATCACGGTCTATCCGTTCCCTCTCTCTAGCCAATTCCTCCCTCTCTCGAGCCGCTTCTTGAAATAGTTGGTCGGAACGAATACCTTGCTGTAGGTTTTTTATCAGCTCTTCCGCTGACAAGTCCCCAGCCCTGTACTCCTTCCCTTTAATCTTAAGAAGCGTATCTTCTCCCACTACTCTGAGAACATCTTCCCGAATCTTTTCATCTTCTTCGTTTATTTCCCCTTCTTCCTCCTCTTCTTCTTCCTCTTCCTCCTCTTCTAACTCTTCTTCATCATCATCGTCCCTAACATCGTCATCCATGTAGGCATCTTCTGGGTCATAATCTTCATCCGGCTCATCAACTTCTCCGTTAGAGTTGACGCCCTCAATTGGGTCGCCATCATCCTTCGGTTGGAAGTTTTTGATAGTTTTTTCGTTCTCTTCAAAATCAAAATCATTGTCTGGCATTTTATCTCCTAGGCACTCTGAGGTGCTCCTTCACCAGCTGCTTGGATTGGTTGCGGTTCTGGCGAACTTCCAGCAATTGGTTCCTCGGGCATTGTCTCGTCTGGTACACCATGCGCTGCCAACGGTGGCTGAGCCTCCGCAGGAGCCATCTGTTCTATTAAGGCATCTTTGGTACCCTGAATATGTACCTCTAGAGCCTCTTTTTGATTAGGGGTAAGTGCTTCATAACGTGCACCTAGCCTAACTTCTAGATGTTTTTGTAAGTGTATCGCATGCTCCTCTAATTCATAAATCCATCCTTTAACTTCACGTGGGTCTATGTTTTTATTTGATTCAATTTGCATATTCTCACGCTGTGCTTTCCTTTCATGCAACATGCTTGTTTTGAAAATCTTATCAGCACTTCCAAATTCAAGCATTTCGAGGGTAGCTTTATCATCTGTAAGTAACCCAGCTTCTCTTAATTGCATTATATATTCTATCCTAAGTGCCCTACTTCTCGGTAAGCCAACCTGGGATACAACCTTGACATCGGTGTTACCACGTAAATCACTTCCCTTGAACTTCATCACGGAGGGTAACATATCCTCACCAATATACTTTATCATACGACTAGTGGTGTAGTTATCTTGTACCAACTTCAAAACTAACGTCCATACATGTGACAGTACATCATTTATCTGGTTGAGTAATGGATTTAATACTACATCATCCTGTTCAAGAAGTATATTCACCAGTGTTCCTGAAGCATGACTAGCCCTCTCCGGTAATCTTCCAAAACTAGCCTCATGTATATTCATTGAGGATTCTATTTCCCTCTCTAAATCAGATTTATACTGTGGTACGTCCATCGGAAAGGGGTCTAATTTCATCTGATGGGGTTCGCCTGCACTATTGTTATAGTCTACGAATACCCCAAAATCATTAGTCCACTGTCTCTTATTTAATATAGAGCCAAGTGGGGCCATTATCTTTAACTTAGAAGCCCTCTCTAAAGCAAGGCTCATATTACTAATAGTTCTATTAAACTCTCTCTGTATAGGAATAGCGTCCTTTAGGAGACTCTCGTTATAAGGGAACCCTTTTTCATAGTTATCTATGGGGATTAACTTCTCCTCAAAGCAATAGAACGGTATCTCATCCATATCATTCTTACCATAAGCAAGAACCTGGTCTCCGCCAACAGTGATATACATCTTAGGAGTCCATAGAGTCTTCTTCACAACAACTCTTCCAGTTACATCTGTTGAATTAGCTGAACTACCAACAACAAGGTCAGCCTCATCGTGTAGCTGTATATTATATGCATTTTCCAACTTGTCGGAAGGTTCCTTCAGTGACCCTGGCTTGAGGTCGTACTCCCTCTCCAATTCGTCAGCATCAACTTCTTGGCCATGAACCAACCAACGCCACTTTTCCCTGTCAGCATATAGGGGGTCTACACGAATCTCGAATGGGCTTATTGCCTCTATGTCTACATCGCCATCCTCAAATGATTCCTCTAGTTCACTAGAACTCGTATTACCCTCCTCAAGCATCTTTGCTATATCATCATCTTCCTCGTCTGGTGCTAAGTAACCAAGAACCCCCTTCTTCTCCGTATTCCAGAATACCCTCATAAATGCCCTATTACAGGTTATAAGCCATAGCTTAACCTGATTTAATTCATTTATGAATCCCATCCTCGTTACAAGTCCAGATACAAGACTATCGGCTGCCCTTGCAGCCTCTAAATCCTCTGACTCAGAAGTGTTGGGTGCAACACTCATCTGTGGGGCATCCTGACTTAACTTAGCCAAGAGTGTCCTCACGAATGGTTTCAGTTTATTGAACGATAGAGCCCTGCGTCTCTTAAGCGGAACTTCAACGAGCTTTTTAGTTATTTTATTATAATCAAAATTCTGATACCCAGCTACCCAAGCCAGATATTTCTTCCACCTCGGGAAGCGGTTTATAACATCGGGATGCTCATCCCAATATTGAAGTATCTTTCTAGACGCATAAGCCTTCTCATCTGAAGTCAACTCCTTACCGCTTAATATTTGCGTCTCTATATTTCGTAAGTTCATTATTTACCTTCTTGTTTCTTTAGGGCTACCTTATCCACTTCCTCTTCCTCCCAGTCCTCTTCAAACCCAGAGAGATTTGTGTTGCCCATTTCTGAAAATACAGGCTCCTCCATTGCTTCATTCTTTCTCTCATCCCTGCTCTCATCTCTTAAATGGTCTAATTCCTTTAAATCTTTATCATACTTTTTTTCGTAATACTCAAACTCCTGATAATTCTTCGCCATAATACGATTGAGCAACGTAGCTTCTGTGCGTCTATGAGACAACTCAGAAACAAGGTACCCAACAACCAAAGCCACAATAGGCATTCCATAGGATAAAAATTCCATTCTTTCCTCCTTTAATAAAAACAACACAATGGAAGATGAAAAAAACGGTGCTTGCCTAACCTGCCATAACTATGCCCAGCGGGTATTGGTTTTCCACATACACAACATATTTTCATTCCTTCCTCCTTTAAGAAAAGAGTGGGCTCCGAAGAACCCACCCTATAATAATCTTTAACTCGCAGCAGTTAAGGCAATATAATGCCAGGTCGTACCATCAGATACAACGAGGTATGTCTTGCCATCGCTACTATCTTCAGCAACTCCCATAAACCCAGCCTTACCAAGCGCGGTTGCACCAAACCCAGTATCAAATTCAGCGTCAGTCGGAGTTCCGGTTAAATCTGCGGTGTGATAAGCAGTTACTAATCCACCAGTAGTAGAAGTGGGCCCAGCTTTAAGATATTCATCCACAAGAACTTCTCCGGCATCAACATAAAGAGCTTCAACAGTAGCGTCACTTGCGCTAATATAAGCTGCATAACCAGCGGTGCCAGCAGCAGCATTACCTGTATCAACGATTCTTAAACAATGCCCACGTGAGTCATCAGCGGGAACACCACTATTAGTAATCAACAGTAGACTTGAGTTGACATGAGCAAATGCACCATCGTTTGTGACATTAATCATTCCAACGCCATCAGCACCAAGCCATGACCCAGTAGCCCCATCAAATTGAGCAAGTGCGGTAGTCTGACTGGTGGCAGCAACGAGTTCTAATGCAACACTATCGGCTTCAGAAGCAGTAATTTTAAGCCCGCTTCCGGTTCCCTTATGGGCAATAGTCATAGTATCTGTATTGCCAGTGGTATCAATACCAGTGAGTGCAAGTAAAGTCCCGCTAGAATCAGCGCCGGTATAAACAGTGTTAATATCAGCATAAGTCCATGTCCCAGCACCAGCGTCAAAAGTCACGGTGTCACCAGAAGCCTGACCCTGGAACTGTACATCCATCCCATTAGTACCAGTAGTACCAAAGATAAACTTTGAGTTCGCATGGTCTGTAGCGGTAATCAGCATAGAATCAGTGGAAATCTGGAAGTCGTATGTGGAGTTTGCTCCATCCCATCGGATAGAAGCATCTTCAACAATCAGCATATCAACGGAGGCGTCCCACTTAATAAAATCTCCAGCTGTATCACCAAAGAAAGTAACATCAATACCGTGGTCATCAACACCAATCTTGAATCCACCGGTTCCGGCAGAAACCTGTCTCATCTCTAAGTCTGTGGCATTAAAGTTCAGGTAGATATCACTTCCATCTCCAAAGGCAATATGCGTGTCATCGCATACAATAAGGTCATCAGCCGAAGCATCCCATGTGATATCGCTTCCGGCAGTTCCCCCGTGGAAGATAACATCAGTATCAACCGTTTTACCAATATTAAACACACCCTGAGCAGCAGCAGCATCGAGGTCTAAGTAAGTAGCGTCAAACGTTAAGGTGAAGTCATCAGCGTCTCCAAAAGCAAGAACAGCATCATCCATCAACGTCAGCGTATCAGCACTACCATCCCAAGTTAATTCAGATGCAGCACCAGTAATCTCGATATCAGATACGGTAGTTCCGCCAATTAAAATTCTATCGTTAGCAGCAGCGGGGTCAATCAATAAGTCTGAACCGTCATAGTTAAAGAGATAGTCACTTCCAGTACCAAACGCTACATTAACCCCATCGGTCATCACAATATCTGTAGCAACAGCGACAGAAGCTAGATTATCAAGAGCCTTGGAGGCCCCTGCGTTAGCTGCGCCAGCTATAACTGAACCATTTGAATCCTCGTCTGTGGGTTTAGAGGTGTGCATTCGTAAGTTTGCATCCCTATCAATCCAGACATAATAATCCGTCACGACACCAGAGGCGCCGCTAGACTGAAAGACAATCCCCGAGGGACTTTCCGCAGTCGCATTTTTAGCTGAGAGTTTTACCCATTGTATACTATCAACAATCTCTAGCACTCCCGTAGCTAAATAATTTCCCTTCAATAACATTTAAATCCTCCTTGGGGTATAGCCATCAATAACCCCAATATAATGCCCCCCGCTAACGTCACTGTGGCGAGAACGTTTAGCGAGCTTAGGCATTTAAACCCTCTTGGCTTCTCCAACAACCTCGAAGGTCATCGTCTTTGTAGACCAAGTTCCGCCAGTTATACAGCGTACCCTTATCTTTCCGCCAATCAGCCCAGTAGTAAAATTAACAGTCTTTTCTTCATCGTGTGCCCCTGTAGTGGCAATCTGAGTAAAGGTTGCTATGGTTGCATAACCAGTCGTTGTTAAATTCTTCCTCTCTACGGTTACATCCAGGGTTTCATTCGCCCTGGCTGCAAAAGCCGTAACATTTAAAGCTAAATACAATTCATTAAATCCACTAACATCAAGCCACGAACCAACTGTGGTTTCGGCTGATGTAGTTGCTGCTGAGGCTCTTAATGTGAACCTTTTCATTTGTGCGCTCATCTACTCTCCTCTAAAATCCACTAAAATAAATCTTCTTCCTCAAAACCCCTATAGGCATCTCGAGAAACGAGTTCTTCAATATTATCCCACTCTTCCTTTTCTCTCTCCACATCCGTCATCTTCTCACTCTTAGAAAGAACCAAAGCTTTCGGAGTATCTGTTTTTGCGGGAAAATATATATTATCCAAACAATACGCTAATGCGTCCACTATGTCATCATATTTAGTAGACGGGAAGCGTACAATTTCCTTTATTAAATCTTCAGCATTATTATATGGGAACTTAAATCTCCCACTCTCTATCCACCCAGATAAATGCTTTATTCTATATATCTTATTCCTCTGCCTGGGCTTTAACTCTATAAGAATGTATGGTAGATTCTTTACTATCTCGATATACTCTTCTGGAACCTTCCCCATTCTTAATTTCTGAGGAACTAAAATTTCCAGTAAGTCTCGTATTACAGCAAACTTATTTTCCTCTATCTCTATAGTGTCTGGGTTATATTTGGGAGCCTCGGAGATAATGAATTCAGCTAGTGCCTTATCCGTTATCATATATCGCTCCCCTCTTTCTATATATCCAATCTTATCACTTCCAAAATGTATAACAACAAACCCAGTATAATCTGAGTCAGCGTCAGCTTTTCCACTGGGGTCAAACAGCATTCTAGTCACCCTGACTTCTGGAAGGTCATATAGTTTCCATCTACTTATCCATTCCCTCTGGAATATATTCTTTCCCTTTGCAGATGGGTCATTTCTGTACTGACCTGGGAATCTATCTCCAAGGGCAATTTGAAGCTCCTTTAGTTTCTCCTCTGGAAATAATACTGGAAATGTAGAGCCTGTTTCCTCTTCTGGGTTAGACCAGCAATCCATCTGTAATAGGTGATAGTGCCCGCTATGTAATTCCACAATGGGTTTCCCTAGCGCATAATTCTTCTCCGGCTTTATATATTTCTCTATAAGAGCCCCATACAGGTCGTCATAGTCCCATCTAGTCCCTATGATTATCTCTATACCAGAAGGCAAAAGTAGTGATTGAGCCAACCTCCACCAATCGATTGTTTTCAATAACTGTCCAGAAGTCATCGAATTATCTTTGTTGACCAAATCATCATGTATCATTATTTTATAATGTCTACTTACCAGGTTCCCTTCAACGGAGCCAGTCTCAATCCTATTCCCCTCAAGTTGTACCTCGCTCAGCGTCCACTTGGGGGCTGTCTTCTCCGGCTCTAATGGTAAAAATTCCCTAAAAAGCCCAGTTAATATATCGTTATATTGTAAATTATTCTTTATCTTCTCTAAGAAAATCTCTGCGTTACTTATTGTAGCATTGCTAATAAGGCTATGTTCCCTTGTTCCAGCAAGGAAGTTTTTCAGCAATCTCTGTACTGACCATCCTACTGTGACAAGGTAGCTCTTAATCCAACTCCTCGGGGTAAGTATAAGCAACTTCTGACCGTCATAGGCATAATTCTGCACGAAATCGCAAATTCTTTTGTGGGTAGGTCTATATAAGTCTTTATACCCAGGTGTGGGGTCTTCAAGAGTCTGCATGATGCATCTGTTAAGGAAGTATAGGTCGGTGGTGCATTTTTTAATCCACCAATCCGGTTCATTAAGCCTTCCGACTTGGTCTTTGGTGAGTTTAGGTATCCCATTCGACATGTTTCTCTTACTTAGCCTTTTTCTCTTTGTTTCTTTTCTCTATTAGAGCTATTTGGGCTCTTATCCTTGCCTTTCTCTTTGAGTCCACTGCTGCTGCATATTCAGTCTCTAATTTCCTCAGCGCTGCGCCAGAGCCAGCTATTTTTCCAGATAACCTGCCTTTCTTCGATTTTTTCTTGGTTTTCTTCGTAATGCTAGATACCCTTCCTTTCTTTCCTGCTCTTAATTTTTTAGATGTCTTACTTAACTTCTCACCGAGTCTGTTCCCAAACTTTCCCTTAGCCCATTTATTATAAAGCTCATCCTCACCCTCACTACCTATCGACTCTCCTTTATATTTCCGATAACTTTCCCATGACTTAACTACTTTATCCCCCATCTATTATCTCCTCTTTTACTTCCCCGAATGTTTCCTCAAACGCCCCAGCATCAGCTAAACCGGCAGCCATCTCGGGGGTAATGTTTATGTTAATCGTTTTTTGGTTTATATTATGTTCTGTAGGGGCATAATTACCCTTTAACCTGAAATACATATCCAAATACTGCTTCCTGACAAACTGGTCGTCATAACGCTCCCCGCCTTCCTTCTTTGGAGGCGTCATGGCGTTTAACCCGTCCATCATCTTCGAGGCAGCTAATTCGTCATCCAACCCTGCCCTCTTCAACTCATGAACCAATGCACTCTGGATGTTCTCCTGCTGAAGCAACTCATAGGCATACTTCCCACTAGAGTATCCGGCTGCTAAAGCTGCATCCCTCTTAACGGGTCTCCTTACGAGTTCCTTAACAAACCTTCGTTGCTGGGTGTTGATTCTCTTGGGTTTCTTAGCTTTCTTAGGCTTCTCAACCTCTACACCTTCCCGTGCTTTATTAATCATTCATCCCTCGGCGGTACATAATAGAACCCCTAGCTTTATACAATGTATGGCTTCCCTTATTCCCCTGCCTGATAAGGGGAATGTTGCACCCAACTAGTTCTATTATCCTCTTTCATTGGTAATAGCTCTCCTAAAATCACCCATATGGTTATCAATAGCCTTCAAATACCCCAGCTCAGCGTCCCTCAACGGGGCATTATAAACACACTCATTTGACAATGTTATGGTAATAACCACATTGCCGCTCTCCTCATCTGTCCCGATACTAAAATCTTCAACATAGTCTTCAATATTAAACATTCCCTTTTATCTCCCTATTTATATATCTTAAAGCCTCTGATTTCAATTCTCTCCATTCTGATTCCAATGAAGCTTTTATATGGCTGAATGGCATCTCCTTAACATACTTACCCTTCAGTGTAACATTAATAGTAAAGTCACCATTTTTACCATCAAACTTGTTTTTTTTCATATTGTTAAATCCCGCATATAACTACCTATCTTCTCTCTCTCCCCTATAGTTAAATAAAGTGGTTTCTTAAACACAGACATCTCAGCCCATACCCTATCCCACATCTCCTTTACCTTATCCTTCTCCATTATTTCTTCCGCCTGGGTTTCTTCGGGGTAACACCTAACCTTTGCCCACCCATAGGTACGCTAGGTCTAGGGCTTCTCCGTCTCGGGCCCTTTCCATCTCTATTTGGCATCAGTCTCTCCTTTCTTCTTAAAATTATAATTCTGATAACTAGCAGAATCATTCTTTAAATCCAGATAATTTATCAATGCATCAATCTTGGTTTTTAACTCGTAAATATCACCTTGCGATAAGTTGTTATGGAAATCATCACCAGTCCAGGCATACCCAAGCTCTTCCTCTAAAGACTTAATGCGTAACTTTAGTTTCTTATTAAACACTTGTATATTCCTCCATAATCGTATCAGTTGTTGTAATCCATCTATCTAGGTATGGGTCACAAGGAGGATAAATATAAGGACGAGGGTAATAAGGCGGGTAATCTCCACTTACACTAACCCATCCCTTACCATCACAACCATGGCATTCCTTACCTTCATATTTACCGCTACCGTTACAAACAGGACAAATTTGAGCTTTCATTTATTTTCTCCGAAGCCACTGGCAGGACTCGAACCCGCAATCTCCTGAGTACAAAACAGGGCTTCTGCCAATTAAGCTACAGTGGCATATTTGAGCTTTCATAATATACTTACTATACCATAAAGACACCCTATTTGTCAACCCTAGTCCTAAAGCGAGTATCCCTACTACCCGAAAAGCGGGAGTTTCCCCTATAAGAACCTTACTTCCCTACAGAAGTCCTACAGAAGGCTATAGAGAATTTTTTCCCCATATTTTCTTTAAGAAGGGTATAGCGGACTGACGTAGAGGGCTCTCTACCTCCCTGGGGTGTGAACGGGGGGCATGGGGTTCGGCTGGGTTCTTTAGGGTCTGGGTCACCTGGTCAATGTGAATTCTAAACAATGACTCTATAGAGCACACACCTGGAATCAATGGAGAAGTAACCTTGCAATCTCGACCCCACAATCCTCAACAAATAAATAAAAGATAATACTTGACATTGATATCTATCTATTATATACTTATAGTATGTTAGTTAGTAGATATAGTCAGTTAGATTATGTCGCCGTTATTTGAAAATTGAATCACCCCGTTTTATGTTATGTACTCTTTAGCTTATTAGAGTAAATCATCATAACATAAGGCAAGGAAAATTTAAATGAACAAGGCAAAGTATTTGTCAATGGACGATGTGTTCGATAAACTGGAAACAATAAACATATCTGAAAATCTAACAATGTTGGAATTGCTAAAACAGAACAATGGATTGATTGAGCGTACAGGTGAGTTATTAGAATATAATCACAAGCTGATAGTTGAAAATAAAAAACTAAAAAAGAAATTAGATAAATTTGCTAAAGCAATCAAGGCAATGTGATGTTATTAATCCGAATTATTAAACACGTATTGCATGATTATAAACAAGGTTGGATACACAGCAAAAAGTCTATTCCATTCTATATCATAACACGATATCTTTTTGAAATGCGAGGTAAAAAATCCCACAGATAACAAATAAAAACACTCCTAAATTACAGCCGTTAACCTGATTTATTTAAAAGGAAAATTAAAAATGATTAATTTTAGAATTGTTACTTGTAAAGTTATCGAAACATTGTCAAGAGAATTTCAAGCCATGGTAGTTATTAAAGATGACACCTTGACCGGAAAAAAATTGCAAGATGGTATTCAGTCTGAATTAGAGAAGGGAAACTGGAAATATACTACTAAAGACAAGGTAGTTGATTCAGAAAATCACAAAATAGAATTTGAGGTCTTGGATACCACATCACCCAGTGAATTAGAGTTACTTTATAATGCAAGCAAGGATGTGAGGCGTACAATTCGTATTGCTGAAAAAGCAAGGCGTGATGAGGAAGAGAAGGAAAAAGCAAGACAACGACTTGAGTCGTAAAGTGAAACATCACCCTAAGCAATACATCACCCCGACAAATTATTTTTCAGGTCAACCGTTTGATAATCCCATCGCCCACAATTGTCGTAAAGAAGTTGTCACTAAATATTATAAACTATGTAAAGAATTAATTACTCACTTTGAAGATGGAGTCTACCTCAAAAACTGGGAGTTAACAAAATTGAAAAGGTTTAAATATTTAATACTGAAGCAACACTATGTATCAAATTATGCAATGGGATTAATGGACACTTGGCAACGGTACAGTTTAAAACCTGAGCAAAACAGAGAAGAAAAAAGAAAATTGAGATTTGAAAAGTAATTTTAAAATCCTCTGAGGTTAAAATCTCAGGGGATTTTTTTTGTCTAAAGCTCAATCCCTACTATTCCGATAGGGATTACCAAACCTCTAAGGTCGAAGCCCATAAACTATTAAACCACTAAAGGATGAAGCCCATTAATCACTCCTAAATTCTACTTCACTTTGACCACTGGTTTTTGTGTAGCAGAAATACACAGCGGAAATTCTGACAATAAATACTGAGGAATTTTATGTGAGAAAAAAACGTGAGAATAAATGGTGAGCAAAACCCCTGGGATTCCAACTGTTGGAAACATCAGCAGAAACATTAACAGGAATGACATGTAAACTACTGATAGTAATAGAGTTATTTAAAATAACACTTGACAACGTGAGCTTGCCATGCTATACTATATATAACATGATAAAGGAGGCTTCACAATGCGATAGCGAATAAACAAAAAAATCTATTCCTAAAACAAAAACAATTTTTTAAAAAAGGAAGTCAACTCATTATTATTAAGATATTAAGTTGGTTTCCTTTTCGTATTTAAAGAGAGAAAAAAATGAATCTTGAAAGAACTTTTTTTAAGGTAATGTCTATCTTATGTATAATAATGGGTATTCTTTGTATTATCAAAGGAGAAAACCCACACGCCGTGATGCTCTTTGCAATTAGCATGTTATTAGACAAGGATTAAGGGGAATTAAAATGAGATTAGTTGCAATGATACTGTCAACTTTAATGCTTATGTTATCCTTGATTTTATTTGGGGCTGAAAAAGAATGGGACAGGCTCTTGGGGGCTTTTATTTGGGCTTTTATATTAGCAACATTAATTTTAAATTAAAGGAGGAATTAAATGGTTAAATATTTTTGTGATAGGTGCGGGGTAAAAATGACAAAAAAAGAGTATTACGCAAGCACGATAAAGATACATGATGAACATGGTGTTGCGATTTCCCTAGATTTATGTAAATATTGTAGCAAAAAATTTAATACCTTGTTAGAGAATTTCAAAACAGGAGAATTAAAATGAGAACAGCATTATTTATTATTATTCTATTCACTCAGAGTATAATGATTCACTTTAAGATAATGCCGGCATTTTTCGCTGGTCTTATCGGCGGGGTTGGTTGGGGATTTCTAATTATAGATTATAGGGAAAGAAGGAGGAATTAAAATGAGTAAATTAAAGAAAAGATTGAAAAGTTTAGAAGAATCTGTCGGCTTAGAATGGTTAAGGAAAACAGAAAACTATTCGAGTCACCATTGTCTTTCTGAAAGTGGAGGAACATTAAGAAGAGTAGAAACATTAAGAGAAAGACTCGTAAGTTTAGAAAAATACATTGGTTTGAAATGGGAAAAACCATGGGATACTAAAAAGAAAAAACATTATCGCACTTATGAGGAAAAATCGTTAACAGATAGGCTACTTATACAAATAGATGATATAGAGTGCCAATTGCGATTACTGGCAAAGGAACTGGGAAAAGAATTCCGTATTCCAGAAAATGTAACTCTCGTTGATGAAGAAAAAGAGGAGGAATATTAAAATGACACCAGAACAAAGAGTAGAAATTTGTGAATTACTTAGCAAAATTTATCAAACAATAGCAGAGTATGAAACCCCGCCTGCCTGCTGTGGTAGAGTAGAAGAGATGATAAATAAAATTTATGGTATACTAGGAAAAATACCATTAAGTTTTTCTGAAAACAAGGAGGAATTAAAATGAATTGTTTATCACAGAATGAATTGGACTTATTAAAGAGAATAAATGAGCTCACACGTAACCTTGAACAGACTCTTCATAAAAATAACAGGGACGCCACATATCCCATCCAAATTATCCGTCAACAAATATTAGTACGTATTAATAAAGAAAGTAAAGCAATGAAAGAAAACACAGTAGAATATCTCGGAAAAAGAGTAGAGGAATTAGAGAAACAACTTGAAGAAAGAGATGAGCCAAAAAGCGAAGCAAAAATGGAACACGCAACGTTATTTATTTGGACAGAATTTTGCCCTGATTATTTTGGAGGATTAGCATTTGCCGTTGCGGAAAATGAAAATCAGGCACGTGAATTAATAATAAAAGAATATGGATATAGCCCATCCAATTGGGGTAAACTTGAAAAATGGACACTTGGCTATCCAGTTGCAAAAGCTATTGGTGGAGGTTCATAAAATGAAAAGTTTAGCAGTTACTATCTGTGTTTTAATCACTGGTTTCTGTGCGTTTATTATGATAGTAAACGTTGAGCGTGGCGTTGGTAGAATGAAGGCACTTATTGCTTTGGCTCTTTGGATTCTATTGACTATCGCTGTAGCAATAATTTAGGAGTGAGAACAATGAGTAAAAAGAATGAAAAAAGATTTAGGGTAACTTATACCGCCTCTAAAAATATGATTGTTTACGCTGAAACTCCACTGGAAGCAAAGAAGGAAATATACAAGATATATCCGGCTATGGATATAACAAAAGCAGAGGCGGTGTGGGATTATGAAACAGAAATAAAACTATTAAAGGAAATAATTGAGGAATTAGGGGGCTATGATGAAGACAAAAACATATGATATTTTACTGACTCTCGTGGTTCCCGAAAAAGATGCGGAAAAAATAATAGCAGCGGAGTTAGATAAAATTGACCAAAACATTGTAGCAAACGAAGTATGGACAGAACAAAAGAAGGATTCTCTAAACAAGAAGCCAGAGAGAGGAAAGTTTGTAGTAAATGTTGATTTTGGAGAGAAAAATGAGTAAACAAGAATTAAACATGGCAACCGAGTTACCACCAACAGGAGAAGTGAGGTTGGTAATAAAAATCATAAGCGGAAGATATTACGTTGAGTTTGGACATAAATATCTTATTGCAGAAGCAGGAGTGGATGTTAAACTTTTTATATCAACAGAGATTACTAATTTATTAATTGAATTAGAAAGGGAGGAAAAAGAATGAGAAAATTTAAGCATAAGGAGCCACCGGCATGTCGGGGGAATTTAAGAGAGAATATCTTTGGTTCCCACATATTGCTTCATGTCTCATTGAGAAATGTAAAAAAACCAAGCGACATTTTATCGTACAACTCTCTGGCGGAATCTTTATCTACAACCTTGAGGAAATTGAGAATGAATTCGTCCTCGCTGACAAGGAAACAAAAATCTATACTATTGGAGGGAGATAATGGGATTTAATTCAAAGTGCCCAAATTGCAGCGAATATTCCTTAGTATTCGATGAGGCGTTGGGGGGTTATTGGTGCTCAAGATGTTCTTATGTTGAAACAGTCGCAGAAAAACATCAGAGGGAATATAGCGAAGACAGGTGGAATTACGGTGGAGAATATAGTAACATATATGATAACCAGGATTTTTTGAATAATTATTTTGTAAATATGATGGAATGGTATACGGTGTTTGACAAATCTAAGAGTGTGACAGTTCTATCTCAAAAAAAGGATATCATAAAATTCAATAAAGAAGAAAAGGAATTTTGCAATGTTTCGTTAGTATCAATGAGAAAAAATAGATACATGTTTATAAAATATTATTTAATATTCGGTAAATTTGTTCTTATGTGCCCGCCAACAATAAGGTTGGATGGAAACAAGGTGGCAACAGGAAAAAGAATTATTGATACAATACCAGAGAGATTCCATACGTTAGTAAAAGGTTATGCAAAACATTCTTTTATAAGAACAGAAGGAAGAATAATAATTGATAAATTTTATCAAAGGAGAACAGTATGAAAAAAGTGACAGCTTTAGACAGGGAAAAGGGCATAATGGTTTCACCGATGATAGTTATGAGAACAAGTAGGGTGAATTCATTCGGGGAATATGGAAACCTATCGCCAAACCCAGACATAATAAAATTCTTTAATGAAGATAAGGAAAATAAAATAATATTTACTGGGCAATTTGGTGATTTCTATAGGAATGCCGGATTCAGAAATTTTGATTCATCTGTAAAGAGAATTGGGGCTTTTGTAGAAAATAATTCTGAGAAAAGAGGAAATAAAAAAACAATAATAAGAACAATAACCTTTCTGGAATTAGCCAGATATATATATGGAACCACACTGTCGGACACATCTTATGATTTCTATACATTATCAGAGGAAATAGATAAATCAACGTGCACTACTTATTTTGCGAAGAGAAGTACACAGAGAACAGCTCATTCATTACTTGAGGTTTTAGCTACTGAAATAAAAAGTTACGTAACCAAGAAAATTTACGTTAAATTAGAGGGGCCATACATACCATTAATGGATAATGCACGAGAGGATACAGGAAAGAGAGTCCTTATTGGTATTCAAACTAATAATATGTTTTTCTTTCTATATAATATGCAAAAAATACATGTTGAAGGAAGCTCTGGAACAGTAATTAGGGAAGCCTTCTTAGATGTTGACAGAAAAATAGTCTTATCAGGAATAGATAGGTTAGCGGCAGAAAGAATTGTTGATGAGATTAACGCAATATTTTCAACATGGATACCAGTCAAAACTAAATCACTCCTAAAAGATATCTCAGATTTCTCTACAATTATCGGAGCTGACCCAGAATTTAATATATACCCAGCAAATAGTGAAAAACAAAACGGAAGAGACAGGAAACTTCCGATGCTTTCCTATCCATTAATTTCAGCTAATTCTATCTTTACCTCCCTGGTTGATAAAAAACTTGGATTAGATGGACACAGTGAAACGGGGGAATTGAGACCAACTCCATCAACAAATCCTATGGTAATAACAAATCACATAGAGTACTTACTAAAAAGAGTAAAAAATGATACAGAGACAGCACTTGGCGAAACACGAACAAATGAAGCAGTATTCTTTGAGACAGGTGGTGGCTTCAGCGTTTCAATCGGTGGGCATGTCCATTTTGGTGGAGAATTCTGGCGGAAAATGCAAAACACAAATGCAATGAAATATCTAGGAAAACTCCTGGATGATTTCCTGTATTACCCAATGAAGATAAATATGACAGGCGCAATTAGATGTTGGAGAGATTTCTCAACTTTACACGTAGAAAGAACAATGAATCGCAATACCTTAGTAGAAAAAATAAATATTCATTCAAGAAATATCCAAAGAGAAGCCATAACTCTCCTTCGTGGGCTGACGAAATCATTCAAAGAAAAAATATCTTATTCAAATTATGAACGCCCATCTTCATTTAGATTTAAAAACCATGGAGTTGAATACAGGAGTTTACCATCATTTATAGCGGACAAAGGATTGACAGAGTTGGTATTTAAAATGTGTCTTGCTCTTTCTGAAAAAATAATAGAACTTTATAGGAATGGCGGTTCCTTCATATATCAAGACCCCCCAGGTGAAAGAGATTATAATAAATTTCTATCAAAAAAAGACACAGCAAGATTATTAAATTATTTCTACGGTACTAAACAAAATATTTTCTTACAAGACATGCTTAATAATTGGAACATCAGAAAAGGCGTAGAACATAAATTCTTTATTCAAGAAGATATTTCGGGAAATAGAAATATAATTGATATAGAAAATATCGGTTCTCTTGAGGAAATGATTAATGAGAAATATTCCGATTTAATCTCAGAATACTGCACAACCCTTTACGCTAAAAAAACCAAATTCGGGAAAAACTTTCCGCTGTGTCTTTATTTATATGAATCCCCAGTAGGAGGTCAAGTTGTTAGACCAGAGAATCCATATTTTTTGTCTAAATTCTGTGTATCTGCAAAGAAGGGAAATGATGTGTTGGCTGTTAAAGAATTATTAACCCATTATGATGCTGAATATTTGTTAGGAAAACTCATCATTCCGAATACCAAGAAAAAAAATAACGAAGCAGAGGTACATTTTAATAATATTGATTTAGAAAGCATTTTTCTTTACGGGCTATATTCAAATCTAATAGAAATAAAACATAGCAAGTATGCGTTGTTTGATAAAAAATATTCAAAATACATGGTGAGGAGGCTACTTATCAAAGTTAAAAAAGAAATTAATAATTTTATAACCGAACATAATTATATGCAGTTTAAAGATTATCAAATACTTCCAATTAATCGTGAAGTTAATGCTGAGGAAGTGGGAGTTCGTTGGGAAGCTCCAGTAGAAACCGCAAATATTTCGATTGAATCAGGAAGCGCATTCGCTCAGTACAATTCTTCCCGTATACGACCACCAGCAGCCGGTAGAATAGTACATAATTTTATATCAAGCAATACAAATGAAGGAGAATAATATGTGTGGAATAGGATTTTTTATTAATTACGGAGAAAAAAAGATTGACCTTGACCTTATTAAGAAAACATGGGAGGAAATGGAGGATAGAGGAACTGATGCTTCAGGCATATATTATGAAAGAAAAGATGGCACAAGGACACTCCTAAAAGCTCCGGTAAAAAGCAGTGATTTATGGGATATGATTGTGACTGAGAAAAGCCTGAAATCTAAAAAATTGAATGGGACAGAAAATTTAATAATACTGCATACTAGGAATAAAACAGAAGGAAGCCAGCATGATAATAACAATAATATGCCAATCTATTCTAGTAATTATATCCTCGCCCACAATGGGGTTGTATCCGCTTTAACAAAGAAACCAAAATACAAATTTAAGGGAGAAGTGGACTCGGAATTTATCCTTGCAAATGTAGAAAAAAACGGTATATATAAGGGAATAAAAGATACAGATGGAAGTAAGGCACTTATACTAAAACCATTCGCTAGCGATAATATCTATATTTATCGAGACACAAATCCGCTAGATGTAGCCTATATACATAAACAACAGTTACTTATAGGAATTTCAAAAATAGAATTCACAGGAACATCGCTCATGATAAACCCAAAGGACATCTTTTCTTCTCAGCCAAACTTGCTATGTCTCCCAAAACATGAAATTCATTGTATCTCAACAATGAAAAAGGAGATTAAATTGCTAGAGAAAATAAACTTTAAAGCGGGGAAAAAATAATGGACGATAGGATAAAGAAACTAGAACAACAAATGAAATCCCTTTTTCCACAATTAAGAGAAATTAAGGACAAAATAAAAGAACTGGAAACAACTGACGAAGTTCTGACGAGAAGTATGGAGCTAGTAGAAACGGATATCACAACCATTTCATCTGGTATGGATTATTTTGATGGCGTCTCCTCAATAGAAAAACAACCGTACCAAAATCATTTTCCGTATGGAAGAATGAATCAAGGAAAAAAACAACAGTATCTACCAGCACCAATTATAGATTATATTATGGTTATAAATTTCTCCAAACTGGGAGAAATAAAAGGAAAAATAAAATCCATAGAGCTCACGGAAAGAATATGAGAACCCTAGTGATTGGAAGCAAAAAAACACATCCTACTGCACAGAAAATAGCAGAATCCCTGGATTGTTCCTACACAAATAAACCAGAGGGTGTAAATAGTGAATTCGATTTAATCTTTAGGTATGGAAATTCCTTTACCCCAATATATGGTAGAGTAAACCATATAATTAATCAAGCATGGGCGATAAATCAAAACGCAGATAAAATATACGCCAGGGAAAAACTAATATCAGATGGGATTAGGGCACCAAGACTATTTAATTCTTTCAATATAACACCAGAAAACCTGCCTGTGATTGCTCGTCCCAGAAATCATTTTAAAGGAAGGAGATTTTATATTCTGGAAGATATAGATAAGGTAATCGAATTCGCAAAGAAAGGATACTATCTACAAGAAATAATAGAGAAAGAAAATGAGTTCAGGATATTCGTTTTCAAAGATAAGATAATGGAGATTAATATAAAAACACAAGAAGACCAGGACAAGGATAAATTTGTAGATTATCCAAAGATGGTTAGAAGTTTCAAATTCGGCTGGATAATGAAAAGATTTCCAATATCAGAAACGGATAGAGAACTTAAGCTATTAGCGAGGGCAGCGCTCACCAATTCCGGATTGGATTTTGGCGCAGTAGATTGTTGCATAGAAAAAGATACTAACCTTAGTTGGGTTTTTGAAATCAATTCGGCGCCAGGATTGATTGATAGGAAAATAAAATTATTAAAAACATACATAACAAGATATTATGAACTGTAATTAATTTTCCTTTTTAGAGAAAAAGCAGGGGCTAAAAACTCCTGCTTTTTTTTATACCCATATAAATAAACAATTTAGGAGTGACTCTATTTCCGCTTAGTAGCAGGAATACAACTTCCAGTAGAACATTTCCCACTGTAATCATTAGCGTAAAACCCCGACCCTTTGAATCTAATAGCAGGAATGCCAGGTAATTTTACAACCCTACCACCACAATATGGACACAGTATCTTCTCCTCTGTACTCAATATGTCGGTTATTTTTTTATCGCACTGTTTACAATAATAATCATTTATCGGCATTTAAAATATCCTCCTTACTTAACTTTAGGATACATTTAGTTATATGGTAACCGTCATAAAACCCAAAAGAAATCTCTTTCCCTGGCTTCTTTTTAATCTCCCTGCTAAGGTAACCATCGAAACCCTCTCTGGTTTTAAATGTCTTAAAATTACCAGCGTCTATAGCTTTCTTATATTCCAACCACAACTCATCTTTAGTCACTATTCTTTGTTTCATTATTTTCCCCGATTTTTCAAAACAGCCGAACTATCCATCGCTGCAATCACGCAATC